CCCTATAGTTAAAACAGTACCACAGACAAATCACGTATCATGCTGGAACTTCTACCCTGATCCAGAAGCAGCTTCTATGGATGATGCAGAATACATCATTGAACGCCACAAGATGTCACGCACACAATTACGTGGACTTAAGAACCGCCCATACTTCATGAAAGATGCTTTGGCCACGGCTATAGATAAAGGCCCTGACTATGTGCAGAAGCACTGGGAAATGGCTATGGAAGATGATGAAACCACACCTGATTCAGAACGCTGGGAAGTATTAGAGTTCTGGGGTTTCGTGGACGTAGCTATACTTGAAGTTCATGGTGTTAAGATACCACGTGAATACAAAGACTTAGATGAACTTAACTGTAATATATGGGTTTGTAATGGTGAAGTGCTTCGTTTTGTACTTAACCCATTCAAGCCTACACGTATTCCATACTATGCAGTACCCTATGAGCACAATCCTTATAGCTTCTTTGGCATTGGTATAGCTGAGAATATGGATGACACACAAACTTTAATGAACGGTTTTATGCGTTTAGCGATTGATAATGCTGCACTTTCTGGCAATCTTATCATTGAGATAGACGAAACTAATCTCGTTCCCGGACAAGACCTTTCAGTATACCCCGGAAAAATCTTTAAACGCCAAGGGGGCGCTCCCGGACAGGCAATATTTGGCACCAAGTTTCCCAATGTAGCCCAAGAAAACATGCAACTCTTTGATAAAGCACGAGTACTTGCTGATGAATCTACTGGTTTCCCTAGTTTTGCTCATGGGCAAACAGGAGTTTCAGGTGTCGGAAGAACAGCTTCTGGCATTAGTATGCTCATGTCTGCTGCTAATGGTTCTATTCGAGCAGTAGTAAAGAACGTTGATGACTATCTTATACGACCAATGGGTAAAGCATTCTTTGCTTTCAACATGCAGTTTGATTTTGATGAGACTATTCGGGGTGACTTAGAAGTTCGTGCCTCTGGTACAGAAAGCCTTATGGCTAATGAAGTACGCTCACAAAGGTTGATGCAATTCCTGCAAGTAGCACAGAACCCAGTACTAGCTCCTTTTGCTAAAATGGACTACATAATTCGTGAGATTGCTAAGTCTATGGACCTTGACCCTGATAAGGTTACCAACTCTATGCAGGATGCCGCTATCCAAGCAGAAATCCTCAAAGGCTTTCAGGCCCCTCTCCCTGCCGCTACAGGCCCTGAAGGCGCTCCAATGCCCCAAGGTGGCCAAGAACCTCAAGGACAAGGCCCAGCAGGCGTACAGGACACCACAGGAAGCGGTGGCGCTCAGATGGGCATAGGTACAGCACCAACTCCGGGCGAACAAGGGTTCAGTGGCAATGTCGCTTAAGAAGCTCGTAAACGATAAAGAACTATGGGATGCATTTACTCAAGAGTTAGAAGGGTGCATCTCACAGCAACACAAAAGTATTGAGAATATATCTGACCCTGTTGAAATGTATCGCTCTCAAGGTAAAATCTCAGCATACCGTAACTTGAAGTATTTAAGGGACAAAGTGAACATGGACAATGGCTAATGTAGATGCACAAACTGATGCGGCTATGGCTGAATCACTTGTTAATAAGCCTGTTAGAGGTGACAGGGCTGGTGTTATAGCCAGTGGTAAAGTTAAGGATGAGAAATCACCAACCTTATTAGACGCCGCTACCTTTGTTGCTGAGATGACACCTATCATTGGTGACGTTATGGCAGCTAAAGATGTCTGGGACGAGATACAACGGGAAGATACTAACTGGGGCTATGTTGGTGCCTTAGGTGGTGCAGCCATCATAGGTCTTATACCTGGATTAGGTGATGCAGCAGCTGCAGCTATTAAGGCTGGAGCTAAGAAGGGCCTAGGTATTGCAAAGCGTATTGAGGTTGATCCTAACGCAATGGGTTCTGGTCTTGGTAATGTACGGTTAAAGCCTGAAATAGATGATGTAGCAGAAGCTGCTGCTCTCTTAGATAGTACTGAAGCTATTTCGACATGGCGAAAAGCTAATAAGATACCAGAGAGTAAACGCCAAGCAAATACAGAAGCCGCTAAAGCCGCTGCAGAAGATTTATATCAAGGCAATATTACTTCTAAAGAAGCTAGGCGTATTCTTAAAGAAGAACTGCCTGTTACTTCTATATACACAGCAGAGACAATGCCCTCATTTCCTACTGTTACACAGGTAGCAGGCTCCTTAGGTAAGAAGGTACAAAAGACAGGTGTCATAGGAGTAAAAGGTTTTGAAATCCCTGCAGGCACTCGTGTGGGTTCTAGGTTAGATATACCTGCATATAACGACTACGATACTTGGGTGGTATCTATTCACGATGGAAAGAATGATGTTAAAGGCTCTGTACTAGGTTATGGCCAAGCTGTTCGCCTTAAAAACATTAAGTTTGGTTCTGAGTCAGAAATTGCCTTGGATATTGCTAGAGGTAAAGCACGTTTAAAAGGCTCTAAAGCAGGAACAGATGTTCCAGAAAAATCTATGCCCAAAGCTACTATTGCTCGTGTATATGGTGACTATGTACCAGAAGACCCTTATGCCCTTCAGGAGCAGGCACGTAAGCTTTTGTCTGACCCTGAGTGGACACAGGTAGGTATGAATCCTTACAGGCAGAGTAACTTCTACGATAAGAGTACAGGAATGCCTGTGTTTGAGGCTGATGAGGTCATTCAAATAGGCCCATTAGTATTAGCTAGGGGGGTAAAGAAGCCTACTAGAGCACAATTAAGAGAGCTTGCTGTTAGAACTAAAGACGGTAAGATTAGACTATTCAACAAGGGTGGAGCAGTAATGAATGAGCAAATGGACATGGCTTTCGCAATAGGCGGTTTAGCAGAAGACGTAGACCCAGTGTCAGGCAATGCTGTACCCGTAGGGTCTATGCCAGAAGAAGTACGAGATGATATCCCTGCTCAACTGAGTGAGGGTGAGTATGTTGTACCTGCTGATGTAGTACGCTTCTTTGGTGTTAAGTTCTTCGAGGATATTCGTGCTGAAGCTAAACAAGGCTATGCTCAGATGGAATCTGATGGTCGTATTGGTGGTGAGCCTGTTGGTGGTATGGAGATGGGTGGTGATGAGTTACCCTTTGATGTATCAGAACTAGAGATGGTTGACGATAGTGAGCCAGAGCAACCTATGATGAATAAGGGTGGTTACATCTCTGGTTATTCTGATGGAGGTTATAACCCTTACGCATCCTCTACAGGTGGTTTTGAGATACGCACTTTCCTTGGTCCAGATGGTCAAAAGGTCTTTGTACAGTTTATGAATGGTGAGCCTCTTACACCTGTTCCTGCAGGGTTTACTCCTGAAGGTGCCGCTGCAGAGCAAGTAGCTGAACAGGTTGCCACATCTGCTGCTACAGGTACTACTTCGGCGGCTGGTGTTCCAGACTCTTATTATGCACCGGGTGGAGACAACGATCAAAATAACTTTAGGGATGAAATGGTTGTTGGTGAATCTATTGATTGGACCACAGCACAGCCTGATAAGTTTCTAGAAGTTTATGGTCAAATGACAGGTGTTGGTAACAAGTTTGCAGGTGCTGCTACTGTCTTTGGTGGATTAGGTCTTGGCATAGCTATGAAGGGCATTATGAAACTACAGGCTAATGCTATGCTTAGTGGTGTAACCGCTCAGATTGATGCTCTTAATGAATCTGGTGAAGATGCTACAAAGCTTGAAGAAGTACGCTTCATCATGCAAGGTAAAAACGCTGATGGCTCCGAAAAAGAAGATGATGATGGCCGTAACTTTATGGAGAATATAACATCAGGTGATACCTATAAAGGCAATAGCTTTACAGAGTCTATTGCTAACATGTTTACTCCAGGAGATGGAAAACAGTACATAAATGGTATCCTTTACGATACAAAGGGGGAAACAAATAAACGAATAGAGCCGGGTATTATGAACAGTACTTCTAATGACACAGCTGCACCTGTTGTTGAAACTAATAGCAACGGCGGTGGAAACAACGGCGATAGCAACGGCAATGACACTGTTCCCATAGTTGTACCTCCCAAAGCGACTAGGCCTGCTGTAGTACTTCCTCCTGCTTCTACATACGACAAAATGGTCGAGAATAAAAAAGCAAAAGCAAAACTAGCAGACATAACAAGTGGTAAAAACACTACTGGTAAGACTGGATTTGCTAAAGGTGGATTGATGAAGAAGAAATAACACTACCAGACTACCACTATAATTATAAGGCTACCCAGCTACGGCTGGCCCCAACACAAGGATAAAAACATGTCGGAAGCCCAACTGCAGACTAATTCTGCGTCACACCAACGTAATGCAAACCGTGTTAAAATGGATGAAGAGGAACTAAAAGCCCTACTCAAAGAAGCGGGGGTAGATACAGAGGCCCCAGATGAAGACGCTGAAGAAACCACCCAAGAGGAACCCAATAGCACGGAGCCTGTCGAACCCATTGTTCAGGCAGAGAGTAGTCCCGAACAAGAAGAAGAACCAAAAGCTGAAGCACAAGATGAAGATTTAAGTTCAGAGGAAAAGAACTTCAAGAAACGTTATGGTGATCTTAGGCGGCACTCTCAAGAGAAAGACAAAGAGTTCCAAGCAAAGGTGGATAAACTAACATCTCAACTTGATGCTGCATCAAAGAATGAGCTTGTACTACCTAAGTCTGAAGATGAAGTAGAGGCTTGGGCTAAGAAGTATCCTGATGTTGCTGGTATGGTAGAGGCTATTGCTGATAAGAAAGCTAATGAACGTTCATCTGAGCTAGATAGTCGTCTTAAAGAAGTTGAGAAGCTACGCACACAGGCTCGTAAAGAGAAGTCCGAAGCAGAGCTTATGTACCTGCACCCAGACTTTGCAGACATCCGTGAAGATGATACATTCCATAAATGGGCAGAAGAACAACCCAAAGTGGTACAAGATGCATTATACGATAATATGGATGACGTTAAGTCTGTAGCACGTGTACTAGACCTGTATAAGTCAGATAAAGGCATTAAGACAACTAAAATAACTTCCACTGCTGATAAGGATGCAGCTACCTCAATTAAAGGTAAACGCACCGTAGTGGATGCAAATGACTCTTCAACCTATCTAAGAGAATCACAGATAGCGAAGATGTCTATTAAAGAATACGAGAAGCGACAAGATGAAATCATGGACGCTCAACGTAAAGGCAAGTTTATTTACGATATGTCAAAGAATTAGTTTGACATTACTTGATTAGTAGATAAAACTATAGGCATGTACAGTGTTATTGTGGACAACATAACTCTGACATGCTTTTAACTAAGCACTCCCACACAAAAAAGAACTACCTCAGATTATAGGCCCAGCGCTCCAAGGATGGCAATTCTAAGAGCAAAGCTGACTACCCTAATAAGAAGAGCCTCTTTTCAGTGAATATGTAGTGTCTATTTCTTACAAGCCACATATCTTTGAAAGGATTTTCTCATGGCTATAGCATCCGCTTCAGGCGGCTTTAACGGTAACTTTTCTCCTGTTATCTATTCTAAGCAAGCACAAATTGCACTGCGTAAAGCAGCTGTAACTAATGCAATCACAAACAACTCTTACTTTGGTGAGATTGCTAACCAAGGCGATACAGTTCGCATTCAGAAAGAGCCAGACGTAACTGTCAATGCTCTTCAGCGTCACACTGCCATCACTGCTGAAAAGCTTGATGACACAGACTTCTCCTTGACCATCGACAAAGCAAACTACTTTGCATTCAAGATGGATGACATCGAAGAGCAGTTTTCCAACGTTGACCACGCTTCTTTGGCTGCTGATCGTGCAGCATATAAGATGGCTGACGCAATGGACGTAGACTGCTTGTCATACATGACAGGTCACACTACTGCTGGCGAGTTCATCACCACTGTTAATGGCGAAGCACAGCACCCAACAGCCGCAGCCTTAAATGGCGAATCACTTAAAGTCAACCAGCTAGACGCTATTGCGTTTGGTAACTTGACTATTGCTGGTTCCGCTACTGTTGGTGATTCTATCCCGTTGGCTCCACGCTTGCCGGGTGCAACTGCCCTGTCAGCAACAACTGTATCTCCATTGACTGTACTTGCCCGTATGGCTCGTAAGTTGGATACACAGAATGTAGATGCCCGTGGGCGTTATGTGATCCTCGACCCGGTGTTCATTGAAATGCTGAAAGACGAAGATTCACGTATGTTGAATGGTGACTTCGGTGGTGCTGGTCTGCAGAATGGTCTAGTGTTGAACAATATCCACGGCTTCCGTGTTTATTCGTCCAATTCTTTGCCAGCAAAAGGCACTGGTGCTGGTACTTCTGGTACAACTGCACAGAACGATCACTACGGTATCATATTGGCTGGTCAGGACGAAGCTGTTGCTTCTGCTGAGCAAATCAATAAGGTAGAGAACTACCGTGACCAAGGTAGCTTTGCAGACATCGTTCGTGGTATGCATCTATACGGTCGCAAGATTCTGCGCCCAGAGGCACTGATCACAGCACGTTACAACGCTGCTTAATCTAACTAAAGTCGGGGCTGGCCTAGTGCTGGCCCCTTCCCTCTTACCTTAAGGCATACAACAATGGCTACTTATATTACATTAGTAAATGATTTGCTTCGTAGGCTTAACGAGGTTACTATTAACGCCACAGACTTTGATTCAGTAAGAAATATACAAGCTATAGCTAAAGACGCTATAAACTCATCAGTGCGCGAAATGCTACAAGAAGCCCAAGAGTGGCCCTTCACAATAGTTACATACACACAAGCATTAACAGTAGGCACAGGTACTTATGACTTCCCTGCAGACTTTTCTAAGGTAGATTGGGAAACCTTTTACCTTAAGTCTTTGGATGGATCATCCCCTGCCCCTCTCCCTATTGTAACATATGAAATGTATCTTCGCGCTCATAGGGCTTCTGACGACACCAGTGGCGTATCTGGGTACAGCCTACCTGCAATTATATACAAAACACAAGAAGATAAGTTTGGTATTACACCTCTTCCTGATAAAGCCTACTCTATTGAATACCGCTACTGGAAGTATCCAGAAGACTTGCTGCTCTCTTCTGATGTTTGTATAGTACCCTCTAGGTTCAAACATATTGTTATTGATGGAGCTATGATGTATATGATGCGTTTTCGCTCTAATGAACAGTCTGCTAATATACACCAAGACAAGTTTATAAAAGGCATTAAGTCTATGCGTAGGTTAATTGTTGATAGTCCTACCCAGCTATATTCTACTGTTACGGGTGGATTGCAGAGTTCAACTATACCTAAGAAGAGCTTCTTCTAAATGGATAACCTAAAAACGCTCGTCACGGTTTGTTCAGGTGGCCTTGTCACCAATACAGACCCTCTAACTCAAGCTAGTGCTATGTCGGGTAGTGCTATAAGAATGATTAATTATGAGCCTGCCCTTTCGGGTGGCTATCGCCGTATTAGTGGCTACCAGAATGACTATGGTACAGTGGCAGGCTCAGGGCCTGTCTTAGGCGTTAATGTAAATGGTAACATAAATGATGGTATTTTTGCTTGTAGAAAACCCTTTTCTGGGTATAACTATCTACATAAATGGAATGATACTTCATCAAGCTGGGATGCTGTAGTATCCGCAGGAACACCAGATGTGACAAACGTAAGCCGTGTACGTTTCATTAACTACAACTGGGCAACTGAGGATATGATTCTTACAGATGGAGTCAACCCTGCTGCAATATATGATGGTACTACTTACACTGCCATAACACATGCTAATGCCCCCAATAACCCATTATACGCAGAAGAGTTTGCTTCTCATGTATTCCTAGCTGGTGATTCAACTAATCCTCAGACCCTTCACTTTAGTGCACCTTTAAACGCTACAGACTATACCCCTGCCAATGGTGCAGGTGTTATTAACGTAGGGTACAAAGTAACAGCCATTAAGAAGTTTCGTAATGAGTTGTTTATATTTGGTGCTAATACTATTAAAAAGCTAGTTGGTAACAGCCTAGCTAACTTTGTGTTACAGGGTGTAACATCTAACCTTGGCTGTGTTGCCCCTGACTCAGTAGTTGAGTTTGGTGGGGACCTACTCTTCTTGGGGCCAGACGGTATTCGACCTATTTCTGGTACTGACCGCATTGGTGACGTTGAGCTTGCTCCTGTATCTAAAGAAATCCAAGGTATCTTTGATAATTACTACTTGTCTGAGCAGATCACAGACGTAAGCGTTGTTGTTATACGTAGAAAGTCTCAGTTTAGGTTCTTCTTTAAGAATGACGCATCTCTATCCCTCATTGGGGCCATTCGTAAGAGCCAAGATAAAAAGAGTATCTTTGAGTACAGCCAGCTTACAGGCATTACAGCCAACTGTGTAGCAAGTGGTTTCATTGGTCAATTTGAGCACGTCATTCATGGCGATGCTGTAGGTAAGGTTCACAGACAAGAGCGTGGTATCTCCTTTGAAGGCAACGATATCTTTAGTCTCTACCAGACGCCATACTATTACATGGAAGACCCAGAAGTACGTAAGAACGTTTACGATATTCATACGTATCTAAAGTCTGAGGGTAATACAGAAGTCTTTGTAGGTGTATACTACGACTATGACGATATAAACACAAACAACCCCACAACATATGATTTCTCTACTGAAGGTGCTGCAGCTATATATGGCACAGCTATTTATGGTGCAGGTGACATCTATGATGGTAATCCTTCCCCTAAGACACAAACAAATGTATCTGGTTCAGGCAAATCTGTTTCCGTTAGTTACGTTACGAACAATCAAAGAGCAAGCCATACCATACAAGCTATAACGCTTACGTATGGCATTGCAGATAGGAGATAAACCGTGGCAGGTTATACAAGACAGTCTACAGCAGATATCATTCCCACAGCAACTTTACGGGCTGCACCTATTAATGCAGAGTATAACGCTATTAGAGATGCCTTCCAGCAATCTGGTGGCCACAAACATGATGGTAGCGCAGGTGAAGGCGAATACGTTCCTATCATTGCTGACTTGGATGCTAAAAACAAAGTACATATTGACACAGCTTCTAATACAATAGACTTCTACGTTGAAGTATCTAGTGTTCCTGTAGAACAGATCAGTATTCGTGACGGTGTTCTTCGTCCTATTACAGATAATGATATAGACCTTGGTGCTACAGGTGCTGAGTTTAAAGACTTATACATTAACGGTATTGGTTACATTGATACACTTGCCATACATGAGAATGCTACTGTAGCTGGTACGCTTAATATCACTGGAGTTGTTACTGCAACTGCGGGTGTCTTAGCTAACCTTACAGGTAATGTTACGGGCAATCTTACAGGCGCTAGTTCTGGTGATCACTCAGGTTCCGTTACAGGTACTGGTGACAACATTGTAATCGGTAACACTACACCAGTAGCAGGTACGTTTACTACCCTAGCTGCAAACACTAGCTTAACTGCAGCAACTGCTGACATTAACGGCGGCTCTATTGATGGTGCAACTGTAGGTGCGTCTACACCCTCTACTGGTGTATTTACTACCCTAGCTGCAAACACTAGCTTAACTGCTGCCACTGCTGACATTAATGGTGGTACACTTGACGGTGTTACTATTGGTGCTACTACTGCAGCCGCTGCAAGCGTAACAACCCTAAGTGCTACAGGTAGTGCTACACTAGCTACCGTAGATATTAATGGTGGTACTATTGATGCGACAAATGTAGGTGCTACTACAGCGGGTTCAGGTGCTTTCACTACAGTATCTGCTTCAGGAGATATTACAGGTAACGTAATTGGTAACTTAACTGGTAATGCAACAGGTAACTTAACTGGTAATGTTGTCGGTAATGTTACGGGTGACCTTACAGGCAACGTAACTGCGGCCTCTGGTACATCTTCCTTTACCAATGTGACCATTAATGGCACACTTAATATGGATGCAGCTACTGCAGCTACTATTGAAAACTTATCTGCCCCTGTTAATGCAAATGATGCAGCTACTAAAACATACGTAGACACAGAGGTAGCTAACCTTGTAGACTCTGCCCCCGGTGCACTTAATACACTAAATGAACTTGCTGCAGCACTAGGTGATGACGCAGCCTTTTCCAACACAGTGACAACAAGTATTGCTGCTAAGCTACCCCTTGCTGGTGGTACAATGTCTGGTGCCATTGCTATGGGGTCTAATAAGGTAACAGGTGTTACTGATCCTACAGCTGCACAGGACGCTGCAACAAAAGCCTACTCTGATACAAAGGATGCCTTGCAAGTATCTAAGAGTGGTGATACAATGTCAGGGGACCTAGCAATGGGTTCTAACAAGGTTACTGGCCTTGCTACAGCAACTGCTGCAGGTGACGCTACAAATAAATCTTACGTTGATGGGTTACTTGGTAGTTCAACAGCAGCTGCAACAAGTGCAACTAATGCAGCTACCTCTGCAACTAACGCAGCTACATCTGAGGCTAACGCAGGCAACTCTGCTACTTCCGCCGCAGGTAGTGCCACTAACGCAGCTGCTTCTTTTGACTCCTTTGATGACCGTTACCTTGGTGCTAAAGGTACAGCGCCTTTATTAGACAATGATGGTGACGCACTTATTACTGGTGCATTATACTTTGATACTGGTACTTCCACTATGAAAGTCTACACAGGCGCTGGATGGGTAAGTGCTGGTTCATCTGTAAATGGTACATCTGATCGTTCAAACTATATTGCAACTGCAGGACAAACTGTTTTTGCTGCTACATATGATGCTGGTTTTGTGGATGTTTGGCTTAATGGTATTAAGATAGTAGAGGGTTCTTCTAACGATTTTACAGCTTCTACAGGAACTAACATAACGCTTACGACAGGTGCAGCTGTAGGGGACTCAGTAAGTATTATCGCTTATGGTACATTTGTACTGGCTGATAACTACACTAAAATACAGTCAGATACCCGTTACTACCTACGGTCTCTGCTTTATACACAGACACAGGTAGACGCAGGTTTTGTAGATCAGACATCTGGTACTGGATCAGCTAACATTCCTGTAGGTACTACTGGTCAGCGTGATGCAAGCCCAGCTACAGGTCAACTACGTTTTAACTCTACCGACACAGGTTTTGAAGGCTATGACGGTAGTGTGTGGGGTAGCATTGGTGGTGGTGCAGCAGATGGCATCTTCTACGAAAACGATCAGGCGGTAGCAGCTAACTACACAATAGTTGCAACCAAGAATGCTATGACGACAGGGCCAATAACTATTAATAGTGGGGTCACTGTTACAATCGAGACAGGCGCAAGATGGGTGGTTTTATAAATGGCTATTATACTTAACGGAACGACAGGTATTACAACCCCTGACATTGACAGTACAGCAGCGCCTGATTTTAATGGCACTAACATTACTAACATACCAGCAGCACAGCTAACAGGCGCACTACCTGCTATCTCTGGTGCTTCACTTACAGGTATTCCATCACCCGTATTAGCAAGTCAATCAGAGGCAGAAGCGGGTACAGACAGTACTAAGTTTATGTCTCCTGCCCGTGTTACACAGCAAATCACAGCAGCTTTAAAAACAGTTGGAGGCACTTCCCTTATAGGTAGTGGCGATATTCCAGTAGCTGATGCCGCTGCTGACTACGGAACTACTGTTTACACTAGTACTGGTAGCTTCACCGCATCTACAGATATGACTATAATTGTACAGGCTGTAGGCGCAGGTGGTTCTGGTGCTGTTGCAAGCCACACTTCCCCAACCTATGAAGGTGCCAACTATTCAGGCACAAATGACCATGCACAAGGGGGTGCTTCTGGGGCCTATTCATCAAAGTTATTAGTTCTACAAACGGGGGATACCATCAACTTTACCATTGGTTCTGGTGGGGGTAGAGAGTCTGTTAATACTGCTGGTACTGCACAGGGCAATGCGGGTGGCGCTACTACCGTAACTGGTTCAAACTTAGGTGCAAGTAATGTTAACCTTAGCATGACATGTGGAGGCGGTGCTGGTGGTGCTGGAAGCATATCAACCAACACCCCTACTATTGCAGCAGCAGCTACTGCGTCTGGTGGTGATACTAACAGGGATGGCACCCCATCTCACAATACGGAGTCTGGCGGTGTTGGGGGAGCTACACCTCCCATAGACGCTTTTGGTGGAACCTACGCTGTTAGCATGTCTGGCGGCAACCTACACGTAGCTATTGATGGTTTCAACAGCCCAGTACAAACCCTAGCAGCAAGAGGTTTAATTCTTGATGCGGCTACTAAACCCGGCGGGGGGCAGGGTATAAAAGGTAGAACTATTAATAGTAATGGCCAAATAACTCTTCAGGCATCTAGAGGGACACTAGGTTCTGGAGGTGGAGGTGCAAGCTCTTACCGATATAGAGTTTATGGAACAGGTTATTTCTTTAGTGGTATAGGTGGTGACGGGTTTGTAGCAATATCTCAGAAAAGGAGCGTTTAATAATGTCAAACCTAGCTCAACTAACAGACGGGGTTATTACAAACCTCATCGTAGTAGACCCCGATAGCATTCCCGCAGCTTACAGTGCTTGGCCTGAAGTCAAATATCAAAAGATTGGGGATACTTATGACGCATCAGTTGAGACTGCGGGTGCTTTAGCATTGACTACAAAGGAAGCTAGAGCTTTTCGTGACTCCTTGCTATCTAAAACAGATTGGTGGGCTGTAGCAGACCGAACAATGACTGATGCAGAGACTGTATATCGTCAAGCTCTTCGTGATGTCCCTACACAAGCTGGATTTCCTACCACTATCACTTGGCCCAATGAGCCATAAATGAGTAAAATAGCAATCACCCCTGAGGTAACACCATGAGTAAGATAACAATAGACCCCAATGGAACAGGTACAGGTACGTTTTCCATTGCTTCACCTAATAGTGACGCTAGTCACACTCTAACACTTCCTGATAGTACAGGTGAGTTGCTTAACGCTGAAAGTAGCTTGAATGCTACTAAACTAACTGGCAACATAGCAGCAT